GGAAACGGACTGCGATTACCTGATGTTTATCGACGCTGACATTGGCTTCGACGGTGAGGCTCTGGCTCACCTGCTATCGGTAGACGACGACATCGTGTGTGGCATCTACCCCAAGAAGGAAGTAAACTGGGATAGCATCAAGCGCGCGGCGCTAGCAGGGAAAGACGACCTGCAAGATCATGGCGGGGCCTTCGTGTTCAACATGGTTGGCAGCGCAAACGTCGAGACAGATGAGCGTGGGGTTATCGAAGTGCGGCACGGCGGCACTGGCTTCATGCTAATCAAGCGGGGGGTATTTGAGCATCTCAAGCCCCACGTTCCAACCTATCGTGTATCGTCATTCATCAAACCAGATGGCGAGTACGATAAGCCGCTAACGCACGAGTTCTTTGCCACGAGCATCGACGAGAGCGGCGCACTGTTGTCGGAAGATTACCACTTCTGCGAGTTGTTCAGGAAGCACGGGGGCAAGGTCTACGCGCATCCGTTCCTCAAACTCGATCATGTGGGAACCTATGTCTACAACGGTGACATTCTGAAATCCGGTGGCAATCTAAAGTAAGGAGCAAGCAAATGACTAAGAACAACAAAGCGACCAAAGTGATCCGCTGGCTGGAGAAACACCCCAAGGCTACGAACGCGGATATTGCCGAGACGCTGGGAGTATCTGCGGGCTATGTATGGAAGCTGCGCAGGCTAGGGTTATCCACGGTGAAAGCACCAGTCGAACCACTTACGTCAGAGCAAGTCAAAGTTTCTGTAGATGCAATTCTCGACAAGCGGGCTTCTACCTACGGGAACTTCGTTGACGTAGCGCGCATCACACAGCGGCTAAAACATGTGGCCCACACTGCGGCTGGCGAACGGGATAAAACTTTCGCCTACGATCAAGCTGAGGCAATGGATATGATTTTTTCCAAGCTTGCGCGTATCATCAATGGCGATGCAAACCACATTGATAGCTGGCTTGATATCGCGGGTTACGCTAAACTAGTGTCCGACCGTCTCGAAGCCTTAGCCCGTGGTCTTCCAAAATAGGAATAATCTAACATGACAGCTTGGTCCTATAGCAGCATCAAGACCTTTGATCAGTGTCCGAAGAAGTACTTCCACCTCAAGGTGGTCAAGGATATCAAGGATACCCCGGGGGAAGCTGCTGTCTATGGGACCGACTTTCACGAAGCTGCTGAGTTACGTATCAAGAACGGCACACCCGTCCCGCCTAAGTTCAAACGCTATGCTGACGTAGTAGAAACACTCGCTGCCTTTCCCGGCCAGAAGTACACCGAGCTTAAACTAGGTGTCCGCGTTACGGGTACTGGCTACGAGCCATGTGGCTTCTTTGATAAGGATGTGTGGTGGCGGGGTATCGTGGATTTGCTCATCATTGACGGTGAGACTGCCCATATGATCGACTACAAGACTGGCAAGAACGCCAAATACGCTGACATGAAGCAGCTTGACCTGATGGCTGGCGCTGTTTTCGTGCACTACCCCCACGTGAAGAAGATCAAGTCTGGCTTGGCCTATGTGGTTAGCAACGAGTTCCCTAAAAAGAATCACGTTGCCGAGCAGCGTGATGAATATCTGTCGGTGTTCGACAAGCAGTTGGACCAGCTTGAGACCGCTATGCAGAACGGCGTCTGGAACCCCAAGTCTGGTCCTTTGTGTGGGTGGTGTCCTGTGGTAAAGTGCGAGCATCACCGCCCAAGGAGGTAACGATGCCTTACAAGAACAAAGATGACCGCAAGTACGCCGCCGCTACCGAATACGGAGCTAGCCCGGAACAGAAAAAGAACCGTGCTGCGCGCAATGCAGCGCGTCGGAAGCTCACCAAGGAAGGCAAAGTTAGCAAGGGAGACGGCAAGGATGTCGCTCACAAGGTAGCCTTCGACAAGGGAGGCAGCAATAAGCAGGGGGTGCGCGTCGAGAGCGCCGCCAAGAACCGCTCCTTCAAGCGGGATAGTAACCACAATCTGGTGTCAGAAACCAGCAAACGAGAACGGAAAAGATAATGCAAAACATTGACGATAAGGTGCTACTCGTCAAGACCACTGAACCCAAGACCATAACCGACAACATCAAGAAGAGTGCGGTCTATACGCAGGATGGGGATACCTACGAAGTAGCAGTGAACTGGGGCCTCAACGAGGTCAAAGCACTCATGAAGCTAGGCGTGGCTAGCCCACCCTCACCGATTACGGGGCGGTATGAATGGACGGGCAAACACAAACCGTTCGAACACCAGAAGGTAACTGCCTCCTTCCTCACCCTCAACGACAAAGCATTCTGTTTCAACGAACAGGGTACAGGTAAGACCGCCTCGGTTATCTGGGCCGCAGACTATCTACTGAAGATGGGCGAGATCAAACGCATCCTCGTGCTGTGTCCGCTGTCGATCATGAAGGCTGCGTGGCAGCAGGACTTGTTTACCTTCGCTATGCATCGCTCATGCAGCGTGGCACACGGAGCAGCTAGACAGCGTGAGAAGATTATCGAGGCTGGCAATGAGTTTGTCATCCTCAACTTTGACGGGCTGGCTGTGGTGGAGGATGCCGTCATCAACGGGGGCTTCGACTTGATCGTGGTGGACGAAGCTAGCGCCTACAAGAACGCGCAGACCAACCGCTGGAAGGTACTCAACCGCATCGTCAACACGCTCAACCCGCGCCTCTGGATGCTTACTGGTACTCCGGCAGCACAATCACCGTTAGACGCCTACGGCCTAGCTAAGCTGGTCAACCCCGATGGGTGCCCTAAGTACTATGGTTCGTTCCGCGATAGCGTCATGTATAAAGCAACACAATTCAAGTGGGTGGCCAAGCCACAGGCAGAAGCCGTCGTGCACCGGGTGCTGCAACCTGCCATCCGGTTCGAGAGGAAGGACTGTCTGGACCTGCCTGATGTGACCTACATGGAACGCGAAGCACCGCTGACTAAGATGCAGATGGACTACTACAACATACTCAAGAACGAGATGCTGTTCGAGGCAGCAGGCGAGGAGGTCAGTGCGGTCAACGCCGCTACTAAGATCAACAAGCTACTCCAGATCAGCGGAGGTGCGGTCTATGCGGATACTGGAGAGATCATCGAGTTCGATGTGTCGAACCGCATCAACGCCGTGATCGAAGTGATCGAGGAGAGCAGCCACAAGGTGCTAGTTTTCGTACCCTTCACGCACACCATCCAGTTACTGAAGGAGGCGCTAGATAAGCACAAAATCTCTTGTGATGTCATCAACGGTAAGGTGCCAGTGAACCGGCGCAGCGACATCGTGCAGGAGTTCCAAACCCGCAAAGACCCGCATGTGCTTATCATTCAGCCACAGGCTGCATCGCACGGGCTAACACTAACGGCGGCTAACACTGTTATCTGGTACGCCCCAGTGACGAGCGTCGAGACCTACTTGCAGGCCAATGCCCGCATCAACCGACCCGGTCAGAACAACAACATGACCGTGGTGCACATTCGGGGTAGCGAAGTAGAAGCTAAGCTATACCACATGCTGCAGCACAACATCACCAACCACGAAAAAATTATTGACCTGTATCGGCAAATCGCCTCCGATACCGCTTGACACTGTATAATGTTAGGTTATTGTTGGCGGGCCTTAGGGCGAAGGAGCAATCATGACTGAAACTGAGCTACCCATCAATGAGATGGTGGCGGTATACCGGAAAATTCGGGCCGCTATTGACGAACGGGAAGAGAAGCATACTGAAGCTATCTCGACCCTTAAGGAGCAACTTGATACGGTGGGCAACAAGCTGCTGGCTATCTGCAACGAGCAGAACTTAGACAGCATCAAGACGCCTGACGGTACAATCACCCGGCGTGTTACCGCCCGTTACTGGACGAGCGACTGGGAAACGATGTACCGTTTCATCAAGGAAAACGATGTGCCGCATCTTCTGGAGCAGCGCATCCACAACGGCAATATGAAGCAGTTCATAGCAGAGAACCCAGAAGCTTTCCCGGCGGGCCTGCAATGTGACCGCAAGTATGTCATCCAAATCCGTAAACCAACCAACAAGTGAGGAACTAATGAGCAATCTTACTATCTTTAAGCAGTCGGGTGCTATCTCGACTTCTGGTGCGCGTGAACTTACCGGGCTTGCTAAGACCCTTGCTGCCACCAGCAACATGCGCCGTATCGCTACGAACACCAACGGTACCTTCAAGCGCATCATCAACGGTGAGCAGATCGGCAACGCCATCCGTGGCGAGTTCAATGCCATCATTGTTGATGCACTGCCCAAGGTTAGCCGCACGTTCTACGCTGGCAAGTACGACCCCAACGCTAAGGCTACCCTGCCTGACTGTTGGTCGAACCTTGGTGACAAGCCGGAGCCTGCTGCCTCTAACAAGCAGCATAGCAACTGCGCAGAGTGTCCGCAAAACACCAAGGGTTCCGGTGAGAACGGTGGTCGCGCATGCCGCTTCCAGCGCCGCATTGCTATCTTGATTGAGGGTGACCCAACTGGTGAAGTCTACCAGTTCAACGTGCCTGCCAAGTCACTCTTCGGTAAGGGCAACGGTAACGTCCACCCGTTTGAGAGCTATGTGAAGTACCTTATCGGTAACCGCGAAAGCCCCGATACTGTCGTCACCAACATCAGCTACGACCTGAACGCTGATAGCATGGAACTGCTATTCACGCCGCTGCGCGGCATCAGCGACGAAGAGTACGAACTGGTTACCGCAGCACAGGCAGACCCAGAGACCAAGCGGTACGTGCAGCTTACTGTTTCCGCCGATAGCGCGAAGGCAGAACCTAAGCAGGTGGCAGCTAAGCCTGCTCCTAAACCCGTCGTTACTCGTTCCGATGAACCGGATGAAGACGATGCGCCGGTAGCTGCGCCTGTGAAGCGCACTGCCAAGCCCACTGCCACTGAAAAAGTTCCCGCAGCAAGCGGAGACCTAGCGTCTATCGTCCATGCGTGGGGCGACACTGACGATGATGGCGCTGAGGACTAAACATGTCGCAAGGCTATAGCCTCCATCTACGAGACCTTAATCGGGGGGCACCCAGCAAATTGCTGGGTGTCCGTCTCGGACGGGCTTGTATCAAGCACGACATTTCGGTTACGGTGATAGCGCAGAGGATGGGGGTTTCCCGCCAGACGGTGTATAATTGGTTTGGGGGAACGACTAACCCCAAACCAGCATTGATCGGTTTGATCGAAGCGTACCTTACGCACTTCGAATAGGGCCTACGCCTATCGGTATTAAAGCATATGCGGGGGGTTGCCTCCGCTGACTGGTGCCCATGACACAATTTGACCTCTTGAACGCTGTGCAGCCATCTTCGGGGTTTTTCGCCGTGCTTGGTATCAAGGGCGTCGATAACATCAGACAGTACCTCGTGGAGACCCGCGAGGAAGTAGACGAAATTGCCGCTTTGATGGTGCAACAGGAGCGGAATGTTTTCTTTGGTGTAGCGAAGTACACTGACGGATCAGGCCGGAAGAAGAGCAACGTCAAAGCCATTAAGTCTTTCTGGCTGGATATCGACTGCGGACCTACCAAGGCAGTAGTAAACGAAAAGACCCAGAGACCGGATGGTTATATTGACCAAGCTTCGGGCCTAGTTGCCCTACAGAAGTTTTGTCGGACCATTGGTCTACCCAAACCTATCCTCATCAACTCAGGGCGCGGACTACACGTATACTGGCCGCT